CTTTAATTTCATTCACAATTAAACTAATAAATTCAGCTTGTTCTGGAACAGCATCCGCTACTTTTTTTCCTTTTCCTAAATATTTATCAATAATATTTGTAATAAGTGGTGCATAATATGCAGAATTTTTATTCATTAGTTGTCCAGCTAAATCATTAAATTCTTCTACTAATGCTGGAAAATCAAAAGTTGGAGCTTCTGTTATGGTTTGTCTCTCTTCTGTAACAAATTTTCCATCATGTTCCGCAGCTTCTTTATCAATTGCTTCATGAACTGCTTTAGCAAGATTTTCATAATTCATTTCAATTTCGTTCGGAAGATATTTAAATCGACCGCCGCACTCAATACTGCCATCAGAACTTCTTAAAGTTAAAACAGACATTGCATTTGCCTTAGTTTGATGAGCGTATCCATAAATATCTGCCATTCCTGCAATAACGGTCTTCGTACTATTGGATAGTGCGGGACGAATAATTGTTTTTGCATCAGCGCCTTCTCCTATTTGAACTTCTTTATCATGCCCAATGAAAAATACAGCATAACCTAATTGAGCCAATCCTCTAAAGACTTCATTAAATTCTTGTTTATAGGCATTCCAACCTTTACCATATCCCAAGTCTCCAAGGCTATCAATATTATTTTGTTGACAAATATATTTTTGACATTTTTCTGCTGCAATATCAATTGTATCTACAACAACTGCTTTATAAAATTCTTTAACTTCAGGCTTTTTAAGCTCTCTATAAACTTGTTTCATTTCTCCCCAAGTAGTAATATCTTGAGCCATTACTCCTGGAAGAGCATTATATCCGGCTTCAAAAGCAAGAAGTAGTGCTCCAGGCATTTGAGTTGCTAAAGTAGTTTTTCCAGTCTTTGGTGCGCCATAAATATAAGTAATATATCCGCTTAAATCTTTACTAACCTTATGGGGTTCTATATTTAATAAATTAATTGCCATTTTTCTTTTTTCTCCATCTCTTTATATATCTCTTATACCAATTACATCTTTTATTTTTGCGACAAATGCAGTAGTCACAATAATGACATACTGCACTTGTTTCTTTTTTATAATTACTAAATTTTCCCACGATTAGAAATTAAAACTACCGGCTGCTGGAGAATTAGCATTATTTTGAGAAGCTTTCCACTCATCATTTCTTTTCTTAAGCTCTGCAAGATAAACTTCTCTATCAGCTAATGCTTTTTTAAACTCATCTGCCGTAATAGACTCTTCATCATCCCATACATATGGATCTCTTGCAGCCCCTGTAATAACCCAATCTTTACGAGTATTTCTTACTTCTCTTACGCTATCATCGCCAAAAGCTGATTCTTCTCTAATTTCTCTAACAACAGTTTCAGAAACTTGACGGCCCCAAACTTTTGTAAATACTGGTTCTGAAGGACTTGCATTCAATCCTTCAAAATAACTCATAGCATTTGGATTAATTGCACTAAATTCTACTGGAAGAAGAGCATTTCTAAAATCAAAAACGAATCCTTTAAGAATTAGTTTTTCAGGTAAATTTCTTTCTTCATCAGCATCTTGATGAACTGTTGAACAAATAATCATATCTGTTTGGAAAGTATTTCTAGTTTTTTCATCTTCTGCAAGAGTATCTGTAGTGTGAACAAATCCACCTTCATTTCTCTTTGCACAAACAAGAACTTCTTCTCCAGTTCTATCACTATAAAATTCATTTAATCCAAGAGCAGAATCAACTCTTACTTTTGCAGCAACATCTTTTCCCGCTCCCATAACTGTTTTAATATTGCCTTCAATAATATTATTTAACATTCCAAAAGTAGCATTTGTGTTACCTTTTGAAGTTTTTTCTGTTACATAAGTAAAATGAACTGGAACAATATTTACTCCATTATCATCGGTTGCAATATCAATAGTTCCTGCAATATACTCTGTTCCTGGGTTTTTAGAATTTTCACCAGTAACTTTTTTCTCTAATTTATGTTCATAAAGCAATCCTTCAATATGAGTTGTGTTAATCATTTTTTTCTTCATGTTTTATTCTCTCTTTCTTTTTTATTTAATTTCTATTGTTTTACCTAAATCTGTAATTGAATATATAACTGGATCTTTACTTACCTTTTCAACAAAGCCATCATTCACAAGTTTTCTAATTGCTCCGGATACAGTTCTTGAAGAAATAAATAATCCTTCTGCTATATCTCTAGCTTTCCAAGTTTCTACATCTTGATTTTCTCTTAAAAAAGATAAAATCAATTTACCATTATCTGTAAATAATGGTTTCTCCTTTTCCTCTTTACTCTTTAAAGCTTCCCAATAAATTCTTACATTATTTGGAAGCTCATTAGTTTTTGACATTAAATTTTCTTCTACAAAATCAATAAATTCTTGTTTTTTAGACATAATATTCTCACTTTCTT